ATCATCTGGGCTTTACAAGGTAGGTTCGAGCATGGCAGAATTGTGTTAAATTCGGAAGAAGATTGGGATGAGTTTGTAGACCAGTTAATCCTGTTCCCTGCTCAAGGAGTCCATGATGACTTGCCTGACTCCCTCAGTTACATTGACCAACTGGCTGTTACATCTTACATGGAAGAAGATGACAGCGAGGATTGGCAACCTGTAGATATTATTAGTGGGGTATAAGAATGGAATTCCAAGAACCTAGCGACTCAGACAAAGAGATAGTTAACTTTGTTGTCAACCATTGTGATAGATGGAGGGATTGGAGAGATGTCAATTGCCTTGATGATTGGCTAGAGTATGAGCGCATCTTCAATGGTGAGTGGGATGCCCAAGACAAAACCCGTGAGTCCGAGCGTAGCCGTATTGTTACCCCCGCTACCCAACAAGCCGTAGAGACACGCCATGCCGAAATCATGGAAGCCATCTTTGGTCAGGGTGAGTTCTTTGACATTCAAGATGATATTCGTGATGTCAATGGTAGCCCCTTAGATGTTGCTGCCATCAAAGCACAACTGATGGAAGACTTCAAAGTAGACAAGATTCGCAAGTCCATTGACCAGATTGAACTGTTGGCTGAGATTTATGGTACGGGCATTGGTGAGATTGTTGTCAAAACAGAAAAAGTCTATGTTCCCGCTACTCAGGCAATACCTGGTCAAATGGGACAAGCGGCTATCGGTGTAGTAGAACAAGACCGCATTGCAGTCAAGATTGTTCCTGTTAACCCCCGTAACTTCCTGTTTGACCCAAATGGAACATCTATTGATGACTGTATGGGTGTCGCTATTGAGAAGTATGTCTCTATCCACAAGATCGTTAAAGGCCAAGAAGAAGGCATCTACCGCAAGGTAAAGGTCGGCACTGACTCTATGGATACAGACTTAGAACCTACACAAGAAGTCTCCCAGTACGAAGACGATAAAGTTAAACTTTTGACTTACTATGGACTCATTCCTCGTGAATATCTTGAGCAACTAGAAAACGAAGAAGATGCAGAAGACTTATTCCCTGAAGACTCTATTCAGGATGAGTATTCCGATCTGGTTGAGGCTATTGTCGTTATCGCCAATGATGGTGTTCTTCTGAAAGCAGAAAAGAACCCATACATGATGAAGGATCGCCCAATCCTTGCTTATCAGGACGATACAGTCCCTAATCGCTTGTTGGGTCGTGGTACTGTTGAGAAGGCTTACAACTCACAAAAAGCCATAGATGCACAAGTTCGTTCACACTTAGATTCACTAGCTCTAACAACTAGCCCAATGATGGCTATGGATGCTACCCGCCTCCCACGGGGTGCTAAGTTTGAAGTAAAGCCAGGCAAAGCTATCCTGACAAACGGCAATCCCAATGAGATTCTGTTCCCGTTCAAGTTTGGCAATACAGATGCAACTAATCTGACAACTGCTAAAGAGTTTGAGCGTATGCTTTTGATGGCAACAGGCACTCTTGATTCACAGGGAATGGTTACTGCTGTCTCCAGAGATGCGGGTCAGGGCGGCATTTCGATGGCTACTGCCTCGATTATCAAGAAATACAAGCGTACATTGGTGAACTTCCAAGAGGATTTTATGATCCCCTTCATCACCAAAGCCGCCTATCGCTATATGCAGTTCGATCCAGAGCGTTATCCTACTGTGGACATGAAGTTCATTCCTACGGCAGCACTCGGTATTATTGCTAGAGAGCATGAGCAACAACAGTTCATTGCGCTACTCCAGACTCTTGGCCCTAATACACCTGTTTTGCCTATCATTTTGAAGGGCATCATGGCTAATTCTTCTCTGTCAAACAGATTTGAGTTGATCGAGATGCTAGACAAGATGTCTCAAGTTGATCCACAGGCTCAACAAGCGGCTCAAATGCAACAACAATTGGCTATGCAAATGGCTCAAGCACAGATTGCTGTCCAAACTACACAAGCAGAGCAGAATAAGGCTGAAGCGCAAAAGTTATTGACTGAAGCGCAATTGATGCCTATTGAGTTGCAAGCAAAGAGTATGGCGGCTAATACCAAGAACCTGCCTACTGATGACGCTTTGGCTTCACGAGAGTTTGATAAGCGTGTCAAAGTTGCTGAATTGATGCTTAAAGAAGCGGATATTCAGAACAAGGCTAAGATTGTTGAAAAGCAGATGACTAGACAATGAATCCAGAACTTCAGAAGTACTACGAAGAGAGATTTTCCATGATGTCCACTCAAGGGTGGATAGATTTAATGGAAGATGTTGACAAAATGATAGAACCTTTAAATAATATCTCAACAATTGCAGACGAAAAAAGTCTACAATTCAGAAAAGGTGAGTATTCAATCCTTATTTGGCTGAAAAACTTGAAACAAGTCAGCGAAAGAGCATTTGAGGACTTAAATGAGAAGAATGTATGAATTTGCCTGTATAAACGGGCATAAGACAGATAGATTTGTTGATTATGAGTTAACAAGTCTTGTGTGTGATTGTGGTGAGGAGACTCATCGCATTTTATCTGCACCAGCTTTTAAGCTAGAAGGGTGGTCTGGAGCGTTTCCATCATCGCATGGAAGGTTCGAGAAAAGCCACTTAGATAGATTGAAAGCGGAGCAGAAACTCAACTCATAAGCAATTATGCCGAGTTGAATCTCCTACAACCGATTGACGGCAGGAAAAGGAAAAAGTATGTTGATTGATGATGACAAAGAAGAGTTGGGTGAGTTAGAGATTGAGCAACAGAAGATCGAGCAAAAGCCTGAACTTCCTGATAAATACAGGGATAAAAGTTTAGACGAGATTGTGCGGATGCACCAAGAGGCTGAAAAGCTCATTGGAAAGCAAGCACAGGAAGTAGGCGAGGTCAGAAAGTTAGCCGATGAACTTATCAAACAGAACCTTGGTTCACGACAGCAGACTAGACAGGAAGAGCCTGAAGTAGATTTCTTTGAAAATCCACAGAAGGCAGTTCAAAGGACTGTTGATAATCACCCAGACATCCTAGCGGCACGACAAGCAACGCTAGAAATGAAAAGGGCGCAAATTCAGCAAAGGTTAGCGCAAACTCATCCTGACTTTGGCGATATTGCTAGAGATCAGGATTTTGCAAATTGGGTGAAGTCTAGCCCTGTTCGCATTAGAATCTTTGAGCAAGCCGATTCTGGATATGATTTCGACTCAGCCAATGAATTGCTATCTACCTATAAGCAGCTACGTTCTGTTAAACAGAAGCAGTCTAGTGATGATGGCGAGGTAACTCGCAAGCAGAACTTAAAAGCAGTAGGTGTTGATGTAGGTGGTTCTGGTGAATCATCAAAGAAAGTATACAGAAGGGCTGACCTTATTCGGCTCAAAATGCAAGACCCAAATCGATATGATGCTTTAAGTGATGAAATCATGCAAGCCTATCAAGAAGGTCGAGTTCGTTAAACTTTAGGAGATTTAATCATGGCATATCCAACACCAGCGGTAACAGTAACCACCGCAGCAACCTTCATCCCAGAAATCTGGTCAGATGAAATCATAGCCGCTTACAAGAAAAATCTTGTTTTGGCTAACATCGTAATGAAGATGAACTTCAAAGGTAAGAAGGGCGATGTAGTTCACATTCCCGCACCTACCCGTGGTTCAGCTTCAGCAAAAGCGGCATCTACTGCCGTGACTCTGATTGCCGATACTGAGACAGAAATTCAAGTGTCTATTAACCAACACTTTGAATATTCACGTTTCATTGAGGACATCGTTGAAGCACAAGCCCTAAACAGCTTGCGCCAGTTCTACACTGCTGATGCGGGTTATGCGCTTGCCAAGCAAGTAGACACTAGCTTGATCCAAGTGGGTCGTGCATTCAATGGTGCTACTGTCGGTACTAACGACTACGCAACAAGCAATACATCCACCAAAGCCTTCATTGGCGGTGATGGTACTACTGCTTACAACAGCACATCTTCCAATGCTTCCGCTTTGACTGATGCCGCTATTCGCAGAACCATTCAGCGTTTGGATGACAATGACACTCCTATGGATGGTCGTTTCTTTATCATTCCTCCTTCAAGCCGCAATACGTTGATGGGTCTTTCCCGTTACACAGAACAGGCTTTTGTGGGTAATGGCAATGCAATCCGTACTGGTGAAATCGGTAATCTGTATGGTATCCCTGTGTTTACATCTAGCAATGCTGATACTGGTGCAGGTAACACTGCAACAGATCGTATCTGCTTGATGGGTCACAAGGACTGTATGGTTCTGGTTGAGCAAATTGGTATCCGTTCACAGACTCAGTACAAACAAGACTACTTGGCTACTTTGTTTACATCTGATACTTTGTATGGTGTGAAAGCACTTCGTGCAGCCGCTACAACTGGTGCAGCTTTGTCTTCTAGCGCATTTGCGTTAGCAGTTCCAGCCTAATAGTTGCCTTTTCCCCTCGCCTTAATCGGTGGGGGGATTTTTTACATCAAGGAGATTTATTATGGCAGCAGCAACAGCAGTAGTTTCCCGTAGGGGAACTGACCAATTCCGAGGTCTTTTTTCGGATACTTGGTCTGTAACAGCAACACTTAACGCTTCATCTTTAGCTGATGGCGCAGGTGAAACAAACACCATTACAGTACCTGGCGTAAAGCTAGGCGACATTGTGATGAACATCAGTATGGGTGTAGATGTCTCTGGACTCTCCATCACGCCTTATGTCTCAGCAGCAGATACTGTTTCAATTCGTTTCCAAAACGAAAGTACAGCTACTGTGGACTTAGCAAGCACTACAGTTAAGTGCGTTGTGGTTCGTTTGGTATGATAAAAGGGGGCTAATACCCCCCTTTTTTTGGAGTTTTTTATGGCTACTTTTCGTTGTTTACAGTCAGGTACTCTAATAACTTTCACCTATCAGCACGATATTGATAGCATGAAAGGTCATCAAGGATACGTTCTTGTTGAGGAAACTCCAAAGGAAGACAAACCTAAGTTGGGAAGACCAAAAAAAGAGGTTTCAAATGTCGGAAATTGATCCAAGAGAATTTGGTAAACTTGAAGCCCAAGTTGAGGCTCTACAGGTAGAAGTTCAAGCACTTCGCCAAGATATTAAAACGCTTTTAGAAATGGCAAACAAGTCTAAAGGTGGCTTTTTCGTTGGAATGGCTATCGCCTCTGTTATTGGCGGTATCATTTCTTTTGTTGCAACCAAGCTAGTTCGATAGGAAAAATCATGTACGGAAAATCACCCAAAATGTCTAGTCCCAAAGCGGCTAAAAAGGATTCTAAAAAAGGAATGCCTTTGTCCATAATGATTGCTGTTGGTAAGCCTAGAGCTATGCCTACCCGTGGTGGTCGCACAGCTACTAATATGATGAAAAAGTCTGGAAGAGGTAAATAATGGCATCTTTAACTACTCCAGTTACTCTGCTTAGTGCTGTTGTTGCAACTGGTGCTTCTAAGGCTGTTCAAGCTGATGCGGGTCAACCTGCGTTTCTACAAGTTACAGGCATTACAACGGCTACTGTTGCTCTTCAAGGAAGTCTTGATGGCACAACCTACGCAACCATTGGCACTGCTTTAACTGCTGATGGCATCATTACTATTGCAAATGCTCCTAACTATTTAAGAGCCAATTGCACGGCATATACATCTGGAACAATTACAGCAAAGGTTTTGTACTGACATGGCAACCAAGTCCAAGGTCAATCAAGCAAAGGTTTACACCAAACCTACCATGCGTAAAGCCTTGTTTGAAAAGATTAAGGCGGGTGGCTCGGGAGGTGATCCTGGTGAATGGTCTGCCCGTAAAGCGCAACTTCTTGCTAAAGAATACAAAGCCAAGGGCGGAGGTTATAAAACATGAGCAAAGAGAAAACACACTATTTGCCTGATGGCAAGGTCTATAAAGGGCCAACTCACAAAGAGGGTGATAAGCTGATGACAGGTGCTAAACATACGCCTGCAAGCAAGTTTCTTAGCCATACACCAAAGAAGAAGAAATGAAGAACCCTCAACAATCCCTAAAAGATTGGTCTAAGCAGAATTGGCGAACCAAGTCTGGTAAACCTTCATCTGAAACGGGTGAAAGGTATTTGCCAGAAGCGGCTATCAAGTCTTTGTCTTCCAAGGAGTATGCAGCAACCACAAAAGCCAAGCGTGAAGGCACAAAGGCTGGTAAACAGTTTGTTGCCCAACCTAAAGCAATTGCAAAGAAAACAGCAAAATTTAGATGAGGTAGATATGAAGAGTCCTGCTTGGCAAACAAAAGAAGGAAAAAACCCCAAAGGGGGCTTGAATGCCAAAGGCAGAGCATCGTATAATGCAGAAACAGGTGGAAATTTAAAACCACCCGTCAAATCGGGAGACAACCCTCGTAGGGCATCCTTTCTAGCACGAATGGGCGGCAATTCTGGCCCTGAGATGAAAGATGGAAAGCCTACCCGACTTTTACTTTCTCTTAGAGCTTGGGGCGCAACGTCCAAGGAAGACGCTAAAGCCAAGGCTAAAGCGATCTCTAAGAGGAATAGTAAATGAGGCCAGTATCTGTCAGTTCAAATCCAACAGCTAACACGCTGACAACTTTGTACACAGTGCCTAAAGGGTACTACGCAAGGGTGGCTTTGATTCACGCTAACAATGCTACTGGCTCAAACAAGCACGTTACTTTTAATTGGACTGACACTAGCGCAAGCGTTACTGTGAGCGTAATTTTTGAATTCACAGTTGCCTCCAAAACCTCATTGTCATTTGGCTTGCCTTACTACTTTGTCATGGAAGAGGATGACATTTTGAAGGTGATAACTGAGTCAGGATCAATTATGGGAGTTGTTGCAACATTTGAAATTGAAGGGTCACAAAGAACATGACTTACTTAGAACTTGTTAACGATGTGTTAGTTCGCTTGCGTGAAAGCACAGTATCTACTGTTGGCGAAACAACCTATTCTTCTTTAATTGGCAAGTTTGTCAATGATGCAAAACGTCAAATTGAAGATTCCTATAATTGGAATGTGCTGTCTCAGACAATTACAGTTACTACTGTTAGTGCCACAAGTTCTTACTCTTTGACAGGTGCGGGTCAGAAGTTCCGCATCAATGACGCTATTAACACTACCAGTGTTATTACTTTAGATAACACAACTACTGCGGATATGAACCGCAAGCTCAACTTTGGCACACCTTCACAGTCTATTCCTAGCGAGTTCTGCTTTAACGGGGTAGATGGTAGTGGAGACACAAAGATTGACCTTTTTCCTGTTCCTGATGGCGTATATACACTGAAGTTTGATCTAACCATCCCACAGGCTAATTTGTCTGCTGATGGCACTTCAGTCAAGGTTTTGGACTATTTGGTAACTCAGAGTGCCTATGCCCGTGGTCTGATTGAGCGTGGTGAAGATGGTGGGACTGCTTCTTCTGAGGCCTATGCTCTGTTTAGAGGGATGCTCTCTGATGCCATTGCATTGGAAAGCACTCGTTATCCTGAAGACAACTTTGTGGCGGTCTAATGGCAGCACAACTTCAAAGTTACAGTCTTTCAGCACCAGGCTTTTATGGCCTAAATACTGAAGACTCACCTCTTGATTTAGGGGCTGGCTTTGCTTTGGTTGCAACTAACTGCATCTTGGATCAATTTGGTCGAATTGGTGCTAGAAAAGGCTACACAAGGGTTAACCCCTCTTCTGGCAATCTAGGTGCTAATGATGTGGGTGTGATCCATGAATTAGTGCAAAACGATGGCGCTTTGACTGTTCTATTTGCGGGTAATAACAAGTTATTTAAACTTGGTACTGCTAATGCGGTAACTGAGTTGACTTATGGTGGTGGCGGTACAGCTCCAACCATTACGGCATCTAATTGGCAATGTGCATCTTTAAATGGCATTGCATACTTCTTTCAAACTGGTCACGATCCTCTCATCTATGACCCCGCTGTCAGTATCACCACATTCAGAAGAGTCTCTGAGAAATCAGGCTATGTGGGAACAGTTCCATCTGCCAACATTGCCATCTCAGCGTTTGGTCGCTTGTGGGTGGCTAATACTGCATCGGAAAAAGTAACTGTTTCTTTCTCTGATCTGATAGCGGGTCATGTGTGGGGCGGTGGTACTTCAGGCTCGTTAGATGTTTCACGGGTTTGGCCTAATGGTGCAGATGAAGTGATGGGCTTGGCAGCGCACAATGATTTCTTGTTTATCTTTGGTAAACGACAGATTCTTGTTTACTCTGGTGCTTCTACCCCTGCCTCTCTCGTTCTTAGCGACACAGTAGGCTCTATTGGGTGTATTGCAAGGGATACGATTCAAAGTATTGGCTCTGATGTTGTGTTTTTATCAGACTCAGGTGTTCGATCCTTGATGAGGACTATCCAAGAAAAGTCTGCACCCCTAAGAGACATTTCTAAGAATGTTCGTTTTGACCTAAATTCATCTTTAGTTGGTGAATCATTGGTTAATATAAAATCTGTTTACTCAGAAAAAGAAGCGTTTTACTTGCTTGCTTTACCTGCAGCCTCTGTAGTCTATTGTTTTGACACTAAGCAAACATTGCAGGATGGTGCTTTTAGAGTTACTAAATGGGATTCTATTGCTCCCAAATCTTTAAAATCACTTCGTAATGGTGACTTATACATTGGGAAAAATGGCTTTATTGGACAGTATAGTGGTTATATTGATGACACCACAACTTATCAATTTGTCTATTACACCAACAATGCTGACCTTGGAAATCCAAACCAGATTTCAATTCTAAAAAACATTTCAGCAATTGTGATTGGTGGCTCAAACCAGTTCTTAACTATCAAGTGGGGCTTTGATTATTCAGGTTCTTATCAAGCACAGAATGTTTTTATTCCAACTCAAGCAAGTTATGAGTATGGAGTAGCTGAATACAACGTAGCCGAATACAACGCTGGCATTGCTATCAAGACACTAAAAGCAAATGCTTCAGGTGCGGGAAAAATTGTTCAAACTGGTTATGAAGCAACAATAAATTCTGTATCCTTTTCATTGCAAAAGATTGAAATTCAAGCCAAAGATGGCAAAATGGCCTAAGAGGTAAACCATGAGTAATTACACTAAAACCACTAACTTTGCGACTAAAGACAATCTCTCACCTGGCAATCCCTTAAAGATTGTTAAAGGTGCTGAAATTGACACTGAGTACAACAACATTGCTACTGCTGTTGCAACTAAGACAGATAACTCTGCTGCGGCAATTACGGGCGGTACGATCACAGGCATCACCGATCTAGCGGTGGCTGATGGCGGAACGGGTGCTTCTACAGCCGCTAATGCAAGAACTAATCTTGGTGTGGCCGCAAGTGGTGCTAACTCTGACATTACGTCACTCACTGGACTTACAACACCTTTAACAGTGCTTCAAGGCGGTACAGGAGTTACAACCTCTACAGGCACAACAAATGTAGTGTTGTCAAACTCGCCAACACTTGTAACTCCTGCCCTTGGTACACCAAGTTCCGCAGTCTTAACAAATGCTACGGGTCTTCCAATTTCAACGGGCGTAAGTGGTTTGGGTACTGGTGTAGCAACTCTTTTGGCAACACCCTCTAGTGCTAATCTAGCCGCTGCAATTACTGATGAAACAGGTTCTGGCGCATTGGTGTTTGCTACATCACCAACCCTTGTCACACCAGTTTTAGGAACTCCTACAAGTGGTGTCGCAACAAACTTAACGGGTCTTCCTCTTACTACAGGCGTAACAGGTTTACTGCCCATAGCTAATGGTGGCACAGCAACGGCAACCCCTAGCTTAGTAGCGGGAACAAACGTAACTGTTACGGGTACTTGGCCTAATCAAACCATTGCGGCATCTGGTGGATCAGGCTCAGTTACAAGTGTTGCGGCAACAGTACCAAGCCTTTTAAGCATATCTGGTTCGCCAATAACAACCTCTGGCACGTTAGCAATAACCTATTCAGGAACAGCTTTGCCTGTTGCTAATGGTGGTACAGGGGAAACTTCTTATACCAATGGTCAACTTCTTATTGGTAACACCACAGGTAACACCTTAACTAAAGCAACTTTAACTGCTGGAACAGGCATAACAATTACCAATGGCACAGGTGCAATAACAATTGCGGCTTCTGGTGGCACAGGCGATGTGGTCGGCCCAGCCTCTTCAACAGACAATGCAATCACAAGGTTTGACAGTACAACTGGAAAAATTGTACAGAATAGCTTGGTGACTGTCGCTGACGATGGTGCTATCACTGCGCCTCAAGTTGGATCGATAATTCCTTTCTACTATGCCAACCAAGCGGCTTTCCCCTCTGCGGCTACTTATCACGGGGCATTGGCCCACAGTCACTCAGATGGTGCAATGTATTTTGCTCACAGTAGCGTTTGGTATAGGCTGCTTGATGCGAGTACCGCAGTAACCCCCGCACAGGGCGGCACAGGCGTAGCAAACAATGCTGCCATGACAGTCACAGGCTCTGGCAACTTTGCTTACACAAGGACTCTGACAGGCACTACAAACGTCACATTCCCCACAACTGGAACACTGTCTACTTTGGCGGGTACAGAAACCCTAACCAACAAAACCATAGCTTTTGGTAGCAACACCTTGTCTGATGTGGCAAGTCTGTCTACAGCCCAGACCTTTACAAGTACAAAGACCTTTGCTGGTTCATCTTCAGTGCTTGCGGAAGTTCTAAGCAATGCGGCAGAGGTTGCCACTGTAGAAGCCACAGCCGCTACAGGCACAATCAACTACGACATCACCACTCAATCTGTGCGTTATTTCACAAGTAACGCATCAGCAAACTGGACAGTTAACTTCAGAGCCTCATCAGGTACATCTTTAAATACTGCCATGTCAACGGGTCAGTCTGTTACTGTGGCTTTCTTGGTGACTCAGGGTGCTACTGCTTACTACAACTCTGTGGTGCAAGTGGATGGCACAACTGTGACCCCCAAGTATCAGGGCGGTACAGCGTATGCGGCTGGTAATGCAAGTTCAGTTGATGTCTATATGTACACCATTGTCAAGACAGGCAATGCGGCATTTACTGTGTTTACTTCACAGACTAAGTTTGCTTAAAGGAAGACCATGCCATTAGTACAAACAAGGGGTGCGGCTTCTGCTCAAGGCTTTGGTGAGTTTGCACAGGCGACTGCTGTTAACTACATTGAGGATGTGTTCAGCACATTTCTTTACGATGGGACAGGTGCATCACAGACTATTACTAATGGAATTGATTTGTCTACTAAAGGTGGTTTGGTTTGGGTTAAATCTAGGGCAGGTGCATCCGGTACTTCAGACCATATTTTGGTAGATACTGTTCGTGGCATTTCATCGGGCATTAAAACAAACACAACAGATGCGGCCAGTGGTTCTGGTGGCTTTACATCTTTTAACGCAAATGGATTTAGTTTTGGTAGTGGTTTTGGAATTCGCAACGATGCAAGCACTACATACGCCTCATGGACATTCCGCAAGCAACCAAAGTTCTTTGATGTTCAGACATTTACATATCCTTTGAGCGGTTCTATTACTGTTCCACACAATCTAGCAAGTACACCCGGATGTGTGATGGTTAAAGTTACTGATGGTGTAGATGGTTGGTATGTCTATCACAGGATGGCTAACAACGGAACAAACCCAAGCAATTACATCCTCCAGTTGAATACAACTGGTGCTCAGATAAACAACTTCACTTCTTGGATAACTGTAGGTAGCTCATCAATCACATTTCCAAGTGGAGCATTAAACCCCGGCTCTAATTTTGTGATGTATCTATTCGCCCATGACGCAGGAGGCTTTGGCCTAACTGGTACAGACAATGTGATTTCGTGTGGGTCTTATACGGGTACAGGCTCAACTCCTCTTGCTGTAA